TAAGAACGGTGGCACTCATGACATGGATAACTTACAAGTGTTGTGTCGTGATTGTAATCTACGCAAATCATCAAAGGATGAGGGTGTTTTTTTAGCACAGACGGCTACCCCCCCTGTCTTTTCTGCCCGTATATCCCCGATGCAGTCCGAACCGATGCAAGATAGTCCGTTTAAGATTCGACCTAATCCAGTTCAATGACAGATAAACCCAAAAGAGTCCAACCCCTACGAGGGGCAACTCAGCCACGCGTTCACAGCCCACTTCTAAAGGGTGCTTCTCGCTATAAAGAAATCCTAGACATGATTGATCGTCTAAAGATGGACAAGCTGATGCCATATCAGGAATTCGTGCTCAAAGACATGATGGCTGTTGATAAGAAGAATAACTATCGCCGCAAGACATCTTTGCTGCTTATATCTCGTCAGAATGGTAAATCGCATTTAGGTAGAGTGCGTGTTATATGGGGCATGTTCTATGGTGATGAGAAGAAGGTCATTATCATGTCTGCCAATAGAGCAACCTCGCTAATGCTCTTTCGAGAGATAGCCTGGATTATAGAATCAACTCCGGAATTAAAAGCAATGACAAAGGCAATTCGTTATGCAAACGGTGGCGAAAGAATAGAGCTGCTCAATGGTGCAACGCTCGATGTCATATCAGATAACTCATCCTCACCACGCGGGCGAACAGCAGACTTGCTATGGATTGATGAAATCCGAGAAATCTCAGAAGAAGGCTATAAAGCAGCAGTACCAGTTACCAGAGCTAGAGCCAATGCACAGACATTCCTAACTAGCAACGCTGGCGACCATTTCAGCAGCGTACTGAATGGCTTAGTTGAACGCGCTAAGGATTATCCGCCTGAAACCTTTGGTTATTATGAGTATTCAGCACCGCAGTATTGCAAGATTGACATTACATCCGATTATTTCTGGAAAGAAGCTGTAGCACCTAGCAATCCTGCACTTGGCTACACAATCACCAAAGAATCGATTGAAGAAGCAATAGCGACAAACCCAATTGAGCAGACTCGCACAGAAACGCTGTGTCAATGGATCGACTCATTGCAATCACCCTGGCCGCATGGAGTCTTGGAAGAAACATCAGATAACACTCTGGAGATGGCTGTTGGTGCTTACACAGTCTTTGCTTTTGATGTCAGCCCGTCAAGGCGTAATGGATCGCTAGTCGCAGGTCAATTATTGCCAGATGGTCGAATCGGAATCGGAATCCTAGAAACCTACAGCTCACAAATGGCAATCGATGAATTAAAGATGGCAGCCAGCATTAAAGCCTGGTGCGACATCTATAAACCCCGATTAGTCTGTTTTGACAAATACGCCACACAGACGATTGCAGACAGGTTATCACAGGCTGGTGTAATGACAGAGGATGTGTCTGGTCAGCAGTTCTACAAAGCCTGTGGTGACTTATTGGAAGGCTTGGTCAATCATCGAGTGGTTCACAATGGACAGGCAGAATTGATCCAGCAAATGAATAACTGCGCAGCTAAGGTCAATGACTCAGCATGGAGAATTATTAAGAGAAAGTCGGCTGGTGACATCTCAGCACCTATTGGCTTGGCAATGGTTGTATCAAAGCTGATGCTTCCTGCTCCAAAACCTCAAATCATTACCTAGACACGAAACCCCTAAATTGTCAAATATTAGACAAAGTGTGCTAATATGTAAACATGGGTCGTATACTGCAAACATTCGGATTACAAACTAAACCAATCCTCGAAGCGCAGTCCGCCCCTCAAGTTTTAGGTGAGTACTCACCTTATGCAATGCCGTTTCAATATGCCTATGTTTCAAGAACAGAAGCGATTTCAGTTCCTGCATTACAACGATGCCGCAACTTACTAGCTGGCACAATCGGCGCGATTCCTTTAGAGCTTTATCGCAAATCTACAAATGAAGAAATTGCTCCGCCTGTATGGATGGAACAACCTTCTTACTCACAACCACGATCAGTAACTATTGCTTGGACTGTTGATTCGCTTCTCATGTACGGTCAAGCATTCTGGAAGGTTGTTGAAGTTTACAACGAGGATGGTCGCCCTTCTCGCTTTGAATGGATTGCAAATCAAAGAGTAACTATCACACTTGATTCTACAAATACTTTCGTTCGTTCTTATGCAGTAGATGGCATTACATTGCCAATGGACGGATTAGGTTCACTAATCACATTCCAATCATTAGGCGATGGCATTCTTAACAGCGGAGTTCAAACAATCCGCGCAGCCATCGATGTTCAAAAGGCAGCTGCAATCGCGGCAGGCACTCCAATGGCTACTGGCTACATCAAGAACAACGGTGCAGACCTTGATCCGAAAGAAGTTCAAGGATTACTTAACGCATGGAAGAACGCTCGCAATAACCGCTCAACTGCTTACTTGACATCCACTTTGGAATACACACCAGTAGCATTCTCACCAAAAGAAATGATGTACAACGAGGCGATTCAGAATCTCGCTACAGAGATTGCCCGTCTTTGCAATGTCCCTGCTTACTATGTTTCTGCTGAGATGAATAACTCAATGACTTACTCAAATGTTCAAGATGAGCGCAAGCAATTCTTGGCATTATCTTTACAGCCATTTATTACAGCTATTGAAGATCGTCTATCGATGGATGATATTACTCCTAGAGGTCATGTCGTGAAGTTCAACATCGATAAGACATTCTTGCGCACAGACCCACTTGCTGAACTAGCAGTAATTGAGAAATTGCTATCGCTTGGACTTATCACAACAGAACAAGCAATGGAAATGACAGACCTATCACCTAATGGAAGCAACGGTATGGAATGAACCAAATCGTAACCCTTACAGCTGAACTTACAGCAGACTCAGCCAGCAGAACTATCTCTGGCAAGATTGTGCCATTGAATGTAGAAGCTGGATCAACAAACTACGGCAAAGTTATCTTTGCTTCTGGCTCAATCGAGATTCCAGATGCTAAGTCAATTAAGTTACTTAGCCAGCACGATGTGAAGAAGCCTTTAGGTCGCGCAGTAAGTTTCAGTGAGTCAGAGAACTCCATCGATGCAGTATTTTCAATCAGCCGTTCACAACGCGGCACAGAAGCGCTAATCCTTGCAGAAGAAGGATTGCAATCAGGACTCAGCATTGGCGCTGAGGTTCTTAAGTCAAAGATTAAGGACGGCGTGACTTATGTATCCGCTGCTCGCTTAGTCGAAGTAAGTTTAGTAACAGAGCCAGCATTTAAGTCTGCTCAAGTTACTGATATTGCAGCAGAAGAAGCCGAAAAGGTAGAAGAAGCTGTATCCGAAACCCAACCAACAGAAAGCGAGATAGCCAACGTGGAAAATACCACTCCAGCCGTCGAAGCAACACCAGTTGAAGCACCAGCGGTTGAAGCTGCTCGCCCAACTGTAACAGCAATGGCTTACACAAAGCCACGCATTGAAATCACAGCTGCTAAGTATGCAGAGAACACAATCCGCGCAGCACTAGGTGACGAGGATGCTCGTCAGTACCTACGCGCAGCAGCAGACACAACAGACAACGCCGGCTTAGTACCAACACGCCAGTTGTCAGAAATCATCAACCCACTCGGTACAACAATCCGTCCATCAATCGATGCAATCTCTCGCGGAGTGCTTCCTGATGCAGGTATGACATTCGAGATTCCTAAAATCACAGCAATGCCAACAGTCGCAATCGAGCCAGAAGGCGATGCGTTCTCTAATACAGACCAGAACTCATCTTTCCTATCTGTAACAGTACAAAAGTACGCAGGACAACAAGTATTCTCTGTTGAACTTCTAGATCGTACATCTCCAGCCTTCTTCGATGAGCTAGTGCGCAACATGGCAGCAGCTTACGCAAAGGCAACAAACGCAGCAGTAAACGCAGCGCTTATTGCAGGTGCAACAGTTGATGCAACAACAGTAGCGACATACCCAACAGCAGCAGAACTTCTCGGAGTAGTTGCTCGCGGTTCAGCTTCTGTTTATGGCGCAACAGCAGGACTTCCTAACCCATTTGCTCGCAACATGATTGTATCTACAGGACAATGGTCAAATATCATGTCACTTAACGACGCAGGTCGTCCAATCTACACAGCATCACAGCCAATGAACGCAGGCGGTCAAGTAGCGCCTACATCACTCACAGGCAATGTTGCAGGACTCAACCTCTATGTTGATCCAACAAACGCAGGCGATGGCGATGGAACAATTCTTATCGTGAACCCAGATGCTTACACATGGTACGAGTCACCAACTTACCGCCTACGCGCTGAATCAACAGCTGCAGGTCAAGTAACAATTGGTTACTACGGCTTTGGCGCAATCGCAACTAAGGTTGCAGCTGGTGCTTTCCAGAACAACAAGGCATAAGTAACACCCTAAGTCGCTGGGAGTGGGGCGCAGCCCTTGCTCCACTCCCAGTCTTTAGAAAGGATATGGAATGTCACTTTGCACAGTTGCAGAACTTCGCTCAGCACTAGGTGTTGGCTCGCTTTATGCTGATGCCACCCTTCAACAAACATGCGATGCAGCTGATGCCGTCATTCTTCCAATGCTATGGAGTCCTACTTACTTCACAGTAGCTCATGGCAACATTGTTGGCACAGGAACTCTTTATTTTGATGAGCCTGTCAAAGAAATCTTTTATGTAGGTCAAACTGTAACTATTGCCAATTCAGGTTCTTCCTATAACGGAAGCAAAGTCCTTACAGCCGTTGGCGATTACTTTATTAGCATGGCTACAAATCACAGCACAGTACAACCTAAACACGCTATTGCACCTTTTGGAACAGTTGCTTCAAGAACTTACACAGACTGGACAGCCGATTCAGCAGTTCAAGAAGCTGCACTTATGATTTCAGTAGACATCTGGCAGGCTCGTCAGGTATCTAACTCAGGCGGCGTATCTCCGGACTTTACTCCTAGCCCATATCGCATGGGTAACACTCTCCTGGCTAGAGTTCGTGGACTTATTGCTCACGCACTTGATCCGCGTTCGATGGTCGGATAATGCCAGTTGCTCTCACTACTCTTAGAACCACGATTGCGACAGCATTAGTCGATAACGCTAAGTGGCAAACATTTGCATTCCCACCAGCCACAGTTCTTGCTAACTCTGTAATCGTTAGCCCTTCTGATCCATATTTAGAGCCTAATAACAATCAACACAACACGATTGCTCCAACTGCTAATTTTAAAATAATCATCACCGTTCCTTTGTTCGATAATGAAGGAAACCTTAATGGAATTGAAGATGCCTTAGTTGGCGTGTTCAACAAACTCGCAGCATCCTCATTAACCTATAATGTGGGAGCAGTTAGTCAGCCAAGCGTTCTCAACGCGGCATCTGGTGACCTGCTTACTTGCGAGATGTCACTATCCGTTCTAACTACCTGGAGCTAAAATGTCCGAATGGGAAAAAGAAAACGAAGCCTTCCTGAAGAAAATCGGGCAGGTTACTTCAGCACCAAAGCCAGCATCTACTAAGAAAGACGAGGAATAATCCTAATGGCTGTATTTCTAAACAATAACGTAGGCGTTAAGATTAACTCTGTTGATCTTAGTGACCATGTAACAGCAGTAACAATCAACCGTTCATTTGATGAACTCGAAGTAACAGCAATGGGCGATTCTTCTCACAAGTTCGTAAAGGGCTTAGAGGCATCTACAGTTACAATCGACTTTCTCAATGACACAGCATCAGCTAACGTCCTTGCGACACTTCAAGCTGCATGGGGAACAACTGTCACAGCAGTATTCCTACAGACAAAGGGAACAGCAGTTTCTGCTACAAACCCTCTCTACACAGTTTCATTGTTAGTCAATAACACAACAGACATCAACGGTGCTGTTGGCGATATTGGCACACAATCAATCACATTTACTGCTAACTCAACAGTTGCAGTAGCCACAACAGGTACTTTCTAAACAACTAAAAAAAGGGGCGCAGCATGGCAAAGTTAAAAGTAACAAGGGCAGATGGACAAGTTGGGGAATACCCAATCACTCCATTAGTGCAGTATGGCTTCGAGATTTACGCTAAGAAGGGCTTTCACAAAGCGTTCATCGAAGATCAGAAGCAGAGCGATATCTTCTGGCTTGCCTGGGAATGTATCCGCCGTTCGGGTGAAACTGTTAAGCCATTCGGAGAGCAATTCATTGAAACCTTGACTTCGGTTGAGGTATTAGATGATGACCCTTTGGCTTAGGGCGCGACTCGATCACCTATCTGATTGCTAAATTAAGTGTCAGACTCGGGATCGCGCCACAACAATTATTAGAGCTAGATGAAGTAATGCTAAAGAACCTAATTAAGGTTCTACAGGATGAAGCAAAGGAGATGAGAAATGCCAGCAAGCGTAAAGGGCGGCATTGAACTCCGAAAGGCATTGCGTAACTTTGCTCCAGACTTAGCCAAAGAAACACAAAAGGAAATTGCTAGTTATCTCAAGCCTGTTGTAAAAGAAGCTAGAGGTTTTATTCCTTCTCAATCGCCTTTAAGCAACTGGGCTAGAGAAGGTGGCAAGTTTCCTGTATTTAACGCAGCAGTCATGAGGCGCAGCATTGGTTATAAGACGACTCCATCAAAGGCAAACTCAAGAGGATTTAGAGCGTTAGCACAGCTTCGTAACATTTCAGGCGCAGGCTCAATCTATGAAATAGCAGGGCGTAACGCTCCAGGCAATAAGCCTTCATCACGACCTAACTTTGCTCAATCTTTTCCACCAATGAAAGGCAAAGCAAACGAACAAGGTCGCGCTTTGTATGCTGCTTGGGAGAATGACAAAGGCAAAGCGACCTTAGCAGTTGTAAGAGCTATTGAAAATGCAGGAAAGACTTTTAACAGAATGGTAGGCAATCGCTGATGGCTAAAGTCGTTATAGATATTGCAGCCGAATACACAGGCAATAAAGCATTCAAGCAAGCAGAAACGGCTTCACAGAAACTTGAGAAATCCGTTGCCAAGTTAGGCAAGCAACTTGCTGGAGTCTTTGCTGCATCTAAGTTATACGCATTTGGTAAAGCATCAGTTAAAGCATTTGCAGAAGATGAAAAGGCTGCACGATCACTAGCCTTAGCCCTAGCCAACACAGGCAACGCCTTTGCTTCAATCGAAGTTGAGAAGTTTATTGGTGATTTACAACGCGCTACTGGCGTTCTTGATGACAACCTTCGACCAGCCTTTAGAACCCTTCTTACAGCTACAGGCGATGTTAAGAAGTCACAAGATGGTTTAGCTTTAGCTCTTGATATTGCGGCAGGTACAGGCAAAGACTTAGGTGCCGTATCTATGGCACTCGCAAAGGCTTATGGCGGTCAAACAACAGCCCTTAGCCGTCTAGGTGCAGGCTTATCTAAAGCCACTCTCGCATCTGGTGACTTAGATTTAATTACTAGCGAACTAACAAAGAAGTTCTCTGGTCAGGCTTTAGCCGCAGCTGAAGGCTACTCAGGAGCAATCGCTAAACTCACAGTTGCATCTAATAACGCCAAAGAGATTATCGGCAAAGACCTTCTTGATGCTATGCAGATGGTTGCAGGAGAAGAAGGTATTGGCGGAGCAACAACCGCAATGGAAAGTTTTGCCACTCAAATTGGTAATGCAATCTATGGCATTGGTGTTCTTACAAAGGCAATCAAGTCTATACCAGGTGCAGGATTCATTGGTGATGTTTTAGCTGCTGGTACTCAGATTTCAGGCATTGGACTTCTTTCAAGATTAGGTGCATCTAGCAAAGCTCGTTCAGCAGGTACTCCACAGCAATCGCCTGGACAACGCAAAGCCATCGATAAAGCCAACGCTGATGCAATTAGACTTCAAAAGTCCAAGAACACTTTATCTAAGATTGATAACGACAATACTGCTAGAAAACTTGTTCTCACAGGCGATCAGTTAGCCCTTCTAGAATTAGAGAAGAAGTTTGATGTAGAGCGCATTGGCTTATTTGCTGCTATGAATCAGGCAACTGATGGTGAAACAAAGATGCGCCTTTTATCTCTCATTGCTATCAAGGATCAGAACGCTGCTCTTGCTGGTCAAATTATGAATGCCAATAAAGCAACCGATGCTCTAGAGGCATTTCGTCAAGCCATTCTTGCAGCCATTCGAGCATTACTCGACAAGGTTCAAAACGAATTAGCACAGCTACAGGCTTTGACTGGCAACACTCCAGTTACAGCAGGCACATCAACATTTATGACCAATGACCCAACAGCGGTATCTGGTGGCATTCCTAACACAGCCTTGTCTATGGACTTTGGTGCAGGAACATTTAGAGCTGCTGAATCTCGCACAACAAACATTTCAGTAAATGTGCAAGGCTCAGTTACTACTGAGCGCGATCTAGTCAATGCCATTACTCAAGGCATCTATAACAATCAGGCTTCTGGAATCCCAATCTCCTATACGACTGCGTACAGATAATGGCATTACCAGCAACCCTTGTTGTCAAGATAAATCTATCGGGTGGAGCATCATTCGGTAATCCGTTTATCTTGGGTACTTCACAGTTGGGCTTTGCTGAACTTGCATCTAGCGTTCCTGTCATTGTCGATGTTTCTGCTCAGACCACAAACATCTCGACTCGTAGAGGGCGCAACCTTTTGCAGGATAATTACGAGTCCGGTCAGGCAACCATCAGAGTTGTTGATCCAAACGGTGACTTCAACCCACAGAACACTTCTAGCCCCTATTACGGGCTATTACAGCCACTTAGGAAGATACAGGCATCTGCTATCTATGGCGGAGTTACTTATGGCTTATTTGGCGGTTATATCACCGAATATCGCTATACCTATCCGACTGGGCAGGAAACGGGTTACGTTACTTTTGTCGTCTACGATGCATTCCGCTTGATGTATAACTCCAATGTCACAACCGTTACAGGTGGCACAGCAGGGCAGACAACTGCACAGCGCGTTCAATCTATCTTGACAATGATTGCCTGGCCGCCTGCTTTTACTAGCATTGGCACAGGTGCTACAACTTGCGTGGCAGACCCTGGAACAACTCGCACAGTCTTAGAAGCTATTCAGACTGCTGAGTTCACAGAGCAGGGCGCGTTCTACATCGATGAAAACGGCGTAGCAACCTTCAAGGGTCGACAGTTCGTCTACGATGCACAAGCTGCTAGCCCAACAGTATTTAACCAAAATGGCACAGGGATTAACTATGCAGGCATTACCTTTGCACTTGATGACAAGACAATCGTGAACAAGGCAACCGTAACCCGTATCGGTGGCACAGCCCAGACTTATTCAGATGCCACATCTATTGCTCAATACTTTACACGATCTATCACAGCTACAGATATGCTCATGCAGACAGATGCCAACGCTCTAGCCCTAGCAACAGCCTATGTCACTAGCCGTAAAGAAACTTCTATTCGCATTGAAACAATCACTCTGGACTTAGTAACTCCTTCCTATACTGCTGGAGTTACAGCAGCCCTAAACCTAGATTTTTTTGACACAGTAGACATTACCAATGAGCAACCTGGTGGATCAACTATCCAGAAGAAGCTCCAAGTGCAGGGTATTGCTCACAACATCACCCCTAACACATGGACTACAACTATCGCCACGCAGGAGGCTTTGCTCGATGTTATGTACTAGAATTGACCCTATGAAAGAGGTGTGCTAATGGCTGTCGGACTTCCACTTAAAACGACCTATGCGGATGGAGATGTCTATTCCGCATCGGATGTTAATGATACAAATGGCACAGTTAATGCCTATGTACCAACAGGCAAAGCAGCAGGCGTTAATAAAATAATTAACGGAGATTACGGAGTCTGGCAGCGTGGCACATCTTTCACTGCTACTAACGCAACTCTTTACAGCGCAGATAGATTTATTGGTGTTAGTGATGCAACCTTTACACAGTCTAGACAAACCTTTACACCCGGCGCTGCACCAGTAGCAGGGTATGAGGGTCAATACTTTTTTAGAAATGCTAAAAGCGCTGGTGGCTCTTACTTCTCACTAGACCAAAGAATAGAAAACGTACAGACCTTTGCAGGCCAAACAGTTACGTTTTCGTTTTGGCTGAAGAGCAGCGCGGCAACAACTATCAGACTTAGACTTTCACAGAACTTTGGTTCAGGTGGCTCTGCAAGTGTTGATAACACAGCGACAGATTTTACCTCTACTACTTCATGGGTTCGATATTCCAAGACCTTTACCCTTGCCTCTATCTCAGGTAAAACTATTGGCACAAGTTCTTACCTCAATGCTGCAATTATTAACGTAACAGCATCCGCTGTTGATTTAGATATATGGGGAGTGCAACTAGAAGCAGGCTCAACAGCCACAGCCTTCCAAACTGCAACAGGAACTATTCAAGGCGAATTGGCAGCTTGCCAAAGGTATTACTGGAGAACTGGCGCAGGAGATATTTATTCATCGTATGGAAACGGTCTTGCCAAATCAGGAAACAATGCTTTTATTATAGTAGTTCCGCCTGTGACAATGCGCATAATTCCTTACGCAATAGACGGTACTGGAACTGCATCAAATTATGCTATTTATGATGGAGTAAGTGTTACTGCTGCAACAGCACTGGGATTTGACAGACCTGTTCCAAATTGTTTTTCACTTACTATAAGTGTTGCAAGTGGTTTAACAACTTACAGACCTGTTGCACTTATCAACAATAATTTATCAACAGCCTTTATTGGCTTTAGTGCGGAGTTGTAGAATGGATAAAGTAGAATTTATTGAAGTGGAAAGTTTAGGCGAAACATTTATTCACGCCTTTATTACAAAAGATGACGGCACTTGGGTTTCAATGCTTAAATCAACCTATGATGAAATGATTGCAAAGCAAAATGAAGCCTCTACTCTGTAAAGCAGGGCAGCAACTTCGTGAGCAGATTGATGATTCATTTCCTGACCGCGATAGAAAGTCCGATGGTTGGATAGGCGATGCCAAGCACTCCAATCGTAAGAGTGACCACAATCCCGATCCGTCTAACGGAATCGTCAGGGCTATTGATGTGGATAAGGACTTCGACTCACGCCCCAGCACAGGTGCTT